CGCGCTTATAAAGAACGCCCGCGCGGATAACCGCATATTTAGCGAGGCGCTCGGCCACGGCGTAAGCGATATAAACGCGCAGGCTATGCTCGCGGGCATACAGAAAACACACTCCGACCTATCGCGGCTAACCATAACAACAGCGTACACAAGCGAACAGCAGTTCGTGCAGCAGGCAAACGCCGCATATATGCAGGTGACAACGGGCGCGTTTAGTTACGACGAGGCAATGAAAAACGCCTGCGACAAGCTGGCAGCCGACGGCGTAACGGCCGTGCAGTACAGAAACGGAAAGCCCGTTAGACGCACGATAGAAAGCGCCGTCCGCATGAATATATTAACCGGCGTAAATCAGACAGCAAGCGCAATGACGCTGAATAATTGCGACGAGTTAGGCTGCGACCTTGTAGAGACAACGGCACATATTGGCGCGCGTCCGAGCCATGAGGAATGGCAGGGGCAAATATTCAGCATAAGCGGGAATAATTCCAAATACCGTCCGTTCAGCGTTTGCCACTTAGGAGAGCCGGACGGAATCTGCGGTATAAACTGCCGCCATTCATACTACCCGTATTTTGAGGGAATGGAGCGCCACTACACGCAGCAAGACCTCGACGAAATGGAAAAACAGACCGTAACATTCAACGGGGAAAAAATGAGCCGATACGACGCAGAAGAAAAACTGCGCTACATGGAGCGCAACGTCCGCAAATACAAGCGGCGCGCAATCGTGCAGGAGGCGGGCGGCGTAGACAATACCGCAGCCCGCGCTAAAATCGGCGAATGGCAGGCGGCGGCGCGGGACTTTACGAAACAAACGGGAATAGAACGCGACAGCGCGCGCGAGTTCATAGGGACTATCGACGGCAAACAGCCGCGGGCGCTCAACCCGTCGACCGTAGACCTTGAGAAAAACAGCAAACTAGCGCACGAAATAAAGCGGCTCGACAATTCCCGTAATAAGAAAATAGCGGGCGTTACTCCGGGCGCGGCTATGGACTTTGAAAAAGCAAACCACATGCGGGCAAACCCGAACTTTAACAAGGGCGGCGGCTACCGTACGAATTGCCAAAGCTGCGTAGTTACGTACGAAATGAGGCGCAGAGGCTACAACGTGCAGACGCTCCCGAATAATGACGGCTCAATGCTTAAAGTATTATCGCGCGACACGTCGCTTGCATGGGTAGATAGAACGACGGGAAAACCGCCGGCTTATATTATCCCGGCACAGCCGACAATAAAAAAGACTTTCGCATATTTGCAAACCGAGTTAAAATCAAATAACCGCTACACTATACAATTTTCGTGGAAAGGCAAAGGCGCGCACATTGTACACATATACAAGCGCGGCGACCTGCTCCACATCTACGACCCGCAGTGCGGCGAATTATTCAAAGGCGCGGACGTGCTGGAATACTTAAAGCGCGTAAAGCCGACCACCGTTAAATTAATGGACGTCGAGGCGTGCGACGTAAACTTAAACGTACTAAATAAAATTATGGAGCCGACAAAATGACAATAGAGCAATTCGCAGAGGCGCAGGGCTTGCCGATAGTTACGCGCCACACGCTACCGAACAAAACGCACGTGTACCGCCTGCGCGACAGCGAGAGCGACGACGACGTCGTGGGCTTGCCGATATTCGCAATTAAAACCGCGGACGGCTGGCGGCTTGCCTCACCGCGCGAAACATTTAAAATTATGGACGCCTTATACGGCACAGACGAATAGAGCAACCAAGAGGGGGCGGATAACAACCGCGCCCCTTTTTTATTGCCCGCATAATTCCCGTAAAAAAATGACTATAAAAGCATGAGAATAATTGACGACACAACATACGCGGCCATTATTAAAATGCTGCAGGACGACCCGAAAGTTAAATTATTTCAAAAATTGATATTAGCACCAAAAACAGAGCCGGCAGAAAACAAGCCGGACGAAATCACAGTAAAAAGCGAGGTTGAAAAATGAGTTATGAACGAGTAACGCCGAGAGCGCGGCAGGGTACAACGGGTATTTGTGAAGAAATGGACGTAGAGGCAGGCGCCGGCGTATGGATTGCACCACCCGACCGCGTGGCAGCCGTAACAATCGCGGTACATATTCCAAGCGGACAGACGGGAAGTTTTACGATTGAAACAAGCTGCAACCGCCCGGAAACAATCGGCGACGACGGCACCGGCGGCTATTGGGACAACGTATACGGCGACGGCGTAACATTAACCGAAAACACGACGGTAATGCTGGCGAACGCCGTAACGGGAATCCGCGTAAATTGTATTACAGCAAGCGACCATATTAACGTTTGCTTTGTAGGATAATGGAGGCGCAGACATGAGCAGATACGACGGGCTTATAATTCCGCGTTCATATAACGAATACATCAACAAAAGCGACCCGCTCACGCTTGCGCAGGCGCTCCAGCAAAACAACGTATTGTCCGCAGCCGTAGCGGCCGGCGATAATAAGGCGGTAAAATCCGGCGCGGTGGCGACGGCGCTGGCGGAAAAGCAGGACACTTTAACGTTTGACGACGCGCCGACAAGCGGCAGCAATAACCCCGTAAAATCGGGGGGAATATACCAGGCTATACAAGATACAGTAGTCTATGATGTTTACTACTATCCAGCAACAGAATGGGCTCCCGGAATGACGAGTATAGACATAACAAGCATAATGAGTTCAAAAGAAAAGACGGGTTATAATAAATTCCCGATAGCCTACTCGTTATCACAAAACTATCTACAAGTCAGCTTTTCACCAATTCGGGGCGGTAACTATTTTATGAACGTATACAACGGTCATACTGGGCCGTTAGTCTCAAGTATAGAAATAGAGTTTATATATATAAAACATAGATAGCTGGACGTAACACACAGCCTTGCACACGCGGGGATTTTTTTATTCCCCACCCACCCCGCAACCTGCAAAAAAAATGACTATAAAAGCATAAGGAATTAAAAAAGTGAACATCTATACAACTATCTGTTTAGGCATTACGATTGCGGGCTTTATTGGCGGCGTAGTAACGGTGCTTGTAAAACTAGGCATGAAAACGGGGCGGCTTATGGAACGAGTTGAACAAAACGAAAAGCGCGACGCAGAGGAACGTGAGAAAATCGGCGTTAACTTCACCGAACTATACGGCCGCATGAACGCCGTCGAATGCGACGTAAAAGCACAAGGCACGAACATAAACAACCTTGTCGCAACCTGCACCCGCATAGAAAGCAAACTAGACAGAGCAATAGAGCTGCGGGGTTAGTATGCAGATAATACACGATTTTTTAACAATCAACGAATACAGCAGACCAGGGCGCAGAATCCGCGAAGTTTTGGGCGTCGTAATTCATTGGACGGCAGCGCCGCAGCAAAACGCGGCAGAGGTGCGTGCATTCTTTGAAAGCAAAAAAACGGGCATGAGCGGTTACGGCTCGGCGCATTACATAGTCGACCAAAACGGAATAATAGTGGCAGCCATTCCCGAAAACGAAATAGCGTACCATTGCGGCACAAGTGAAAAAGACCCGAAAAGCGGCAGGGTTTACACCGACGAGGCGCGCGAGCGGTTCGGCTGCTACGCAAGCGAAAAAAGCAGCCCGAATAATTGCACAATCGGCGTGGAGCTTTGCCCGAAAGATAGCGCCGGCAACTTCACTAACGCGACAATAAGCGCGGCCGCTGAACTATGCGCCGATATTTGCAGGCGCTACGAACTAAGCGCGCAGGCAATCACCACACATCACGACGTCGTGGGGTGGAAAAATTGCCCGAAACTATGGACAGAAAAACCGCAGCTGTTAACTGCGTTTCAAATGACTGTAGACGATAAACTACGCAGAGGTTAACGACATGGAAGAAATCACAACGAACGAAAACGAAAAAAAAGGAATTAAGGCAAAGGGCGCGAGCCTTTGGGGACAGATTGCCGCCGCCGTATGGATTGGAGGCTGGAACGCCGCACAGTTTACACGCGACATTATTAAAGGCCAGCATGTAAGCGCGATTGAGATTATTTTAACCGGCTTGGCAATCGCGGCGTGTTTCGTTCCGGTTTACTTTAATTTAATCATGGACAAAATCAAAGAAATAAAGCTGGGGGCTAACTAATGGTTTACACAATCATTGCAGTAATTCTTTGCGGGCTATTGGGGCTTTTAGCCGTCGGCGCGTTCATTATTGCGCACGAAGAAAGAAAAGAACGCTATAAGGCGGAAAATAAATTAAACGAGGCGTACAAACATGAAGAACAAACAGCGGACACAATCACAGAGGCAAACAAGACAAAAGCGGACGCGCGCACGGGTGATCATAGCAGCGATATTGAGTATATGGCTGGCAAGCTGCACGACTACGCGAGTAAATAGCCCGGCTCCGCACATCTACGCGCCCGACCCGTTCAACGAGCGCGGCGAAATGATATTAAAATACGTCAAGGCGGGCGAGCCGGTAACAGCGCAGGACGATAGCGTTATTATGCCGTATTGGTATTGGGAAAAAGTATTCGATTATATCGTCGACACGCAGGCGGCGCAAATAATCGCGCAGGGTAACACAACGGCGGCGAAAAAATGACTATAAGGGCACACAAACAAAACGGAGGTTTTGGAACATGAAAAAATGGGGAATTATTGGCGCCGTGCTTTTTGCGGTAGCCGTAGCCGCAGGCTTTTTCTTTAAGTTTGACGCGGCCGTAATTATTGAACTCGGCGTGGCTGCGTTCGGCTTTACCGCTATCGTAACAAGCGCCGTAACATACGCCAAAGAAAACAAAATTAAAACATGGGCAACCGTTTTAATTATTGTACTCGCAGCAATCGGCGGCGTTTTATGCTGCATTGGCGGACTAAGTCAAAATATTTTTGCAGAAATCAGCGGCGCCGCTTTGGCACTATTGGCTGTAATTTTCGGCATTGTATACGCACAGAAAAAATAACAAACACTAATTAAAAAAGTTTAGCGGCAGGTTTCCACACACGCACCTCGGAGACTTGCCGCTTTTTTTTACACGCAAAAACATAATAAAAAAATGACTATAAAAGCAGCGGGCGCACCGCGTAACAAACAGCGCAATTTTATTTTTAACCACAGCCGCGGCGACGGCGTAAAACTAAACGCGTAAGGGGACAAAATGAAACGTGAAGAATTAACTGCGTTAGGATTGACCGAGGAACAAGTTAACTCGGTTATGAAATTGAACGGCGACGACATAAACCGCGAACAGAAAAAGTTTGCAGATTATGACGACATCAAAGCCCAGCTTGCAAAAGCAAACACGACGCTGGACAGTATGAAAGACTACAGCGAAGTTAAAGCAAAGGTCACAGAATACCAGCAGCAGGCACAGCAGGCAAAAGCCGACGCAGAGGCCAAGGTTCATAAACTTGAACTGCAGGCAAAAATCAAGGATTTTACAAACGGCAAAAAGTTTGTAAATGACATCACCCGCGAGGCAATCAACGCGCAGCTTGAAAGCGCATTGAATGACGACGCGAACAAAGGCAAGTCCATTGAGGAACTGTTCAAGGCAATGACAGACGGCAAAACCGACATTTTGAAAAGTGACGACAAGCCGACACCGCCGGAGGTTCCGAGCATGGCAAACAAAGGCACAGCAGCCGACGACGACGCGCAGGCGCGCGCAGTAATGGGACTGCCGCCGAAATCTAACAACTAAAGGAGATTAGAAACATGGCTAACTCAATCGCAAAGTTTAAAAAATATGTAGACCTCCTCGACGAAGTTTACATGAGCGAATCAAAAACAGCCGTCCTCGAATCAGACGCAACACTTGCACGCGAGGGCGCTAACGCAAACGAAATTATCGTGCCAAAGCTCGTCATGGACGGGCTCGGAGACTATGACCGCAACAATGGTTATGTAAACGGCAGCGTTACAATGACTAACGAAACCGTGCAGTTTAACTACGACCGCGGCCGTAAGTTCAGCGTAGACGCAATGGACAACGAAGAAACCGCCGGGCTTGCATTTGGCAGACTTGCTGCTGAATTTATCCGCACAAAGGTGGTACCGGAGCAGGACGCTTTCCGTTTTGCAACATACGCAACCGGAGCAGGAACAAAAGTGGGCGCTACACTTTCAAGCGGTACCGATGTATTAGCAGCATTGCAGGCAGCAGCCGCAGCAATGGACGACGCAGAAGTCCCAGCAGAAAACAGATATTTATTTATTACACCAGCTCTTTTAATCGCTGCGCAGAACGTAGACACAAACAAGTCACGCGAGATTTTAGGATCATTTACCGCAATTGTAAAAGTACCACAGTCACGTTTCTACACAGCTATTGACCTTAAAGACGGAACCACAAGCGGAGAAACCGGCGGCGGATACGCAAAGGCAAGCGGCGGCGCAGATATTAACTTTATCATTGCAGAAAAGTCCG